TAACGACCCATTCTTCACATCTCCACTGACACGGAACAAGTTTAGTAAGAATGACATCAAGGCGTATCCACCCACAAACGCGACAAAAGGGATAATAAAGCAAATTATGAATAGAAGGGTTCTCGAATCCAAAGTCAATACATTAATGAAAATTAATAATAGGGATTATTTAGCGCGGTCAAACATATTGGACACTATAAAGCGCGGTATAAGAAAAGGTGATATAACAACCGAGAAACAAATAAAGGAACTTGCTTTGATATACAAGGTTACCGGTAGGGAACTGCTCATTTCTGGACACAAAAAGGGTGGCGATTACTATACGGCGTATGTAGACGGAAAGTTCAAACCTCATCACATAAAATTTATGGAAACAAAACCCTTTATTGTTTCACAATTATATGACACCACTCTTAAAGGTCGACTTCCAGCGCGAGCGATAGCCCCCCTCTATAAATTACCAGAGACGGTGACTGCATATTTGTCAAAATTTGATAAATATGAGCGACCATTAAATATGCGCCCAAATAATAGTAATTCAAAAAAGGAAAATCAAAAGAAAATACTTGAAAAGAGGAGGGTCATTAGGCTTGCATTAAGAGAAGTAGTCAGAAACGGTCACGTGTCTCACGTGAAGTCGCAAATTTTGGGAATGATAAAAGGATTAACAAATTCCAATTTACGAAATAATCTTAATGATTTCTATGAATGGCACGAGTTAGTGAGGAATGCTAGTTCGTAAGTATTTAGTTCTTTGATTCATTACATAATTACTATCTTATTTAACGACGCGTCGCGGGCCGATGTTAAGACGACCCAGGTTCTCATCTCGAGGAATATTGTTGATAGCATTCAATTGCCACATCAATCTGTCGATCGATAACTCCCGGATTTCACCGGTCGCGATGTATTCGTCAATCTTGTTTGCGATACCTTTGCCGACACCTGGTACTTTTCGGGGTCCTTGTGAAATCTCGGTACCATTCGTGACTTCAAACGTAAGTTTGCGAATAGCATCGGCGGCCTTTTCGTAAGCTTCACTCTTGTGTTCGTTTTCCTGTACTTGCGCGAGTAATTCAAGTTTTTCGGCGATGTTGTCATTCGTAACGAATGTACAATAGTTTCCAGTTTCAAGAAATTTGTCTATCTTTTGAATGATACCTTTTCCGATACCATTCACATGAGAGATTTGTTCACCACTGGTTATCTTTGCGGGCCACCCGTGAATCATGTTAGCGGCGTGTCGAAACGCGTGTTTCTTGTATTTGTTTTCTTCTCGATCGGCGAGTTCATCAAAAGCCTTCACCAGGTCAGGGTTGTAACAGACAAAGAAGTCGTCATCATCATCTTCGTATTCAGAATCATACGCAGAGTCAGTCTCGGAGTCAGATTCAGAAAATGGCTTGTATTCATCGGGTTCATACTCAGAATCAGAATCAGATTCATAAGGTTCGCCGCCAGTTATTTGCGCCATTGTACTGCTGTCTGAGTCAGATACGACAGATTCATCGTCGCTCACTTGAGCGTAGTGGAGCATGCTTTCGTACTCAAGAATAGCCTTTTCTTCTTCACATTGTTGAAGAAGCTTTTTGAGAGCGGCGTTGTCCTTTTCAAGGTTGGAAATGTAGGTAGCGATGGATTCAGCGTTCATCTTTGATTGAGTCAATTGATTATTCAGGGTGGTCGATATGACTTAGGTATTTTTTTGTGTGTGTATTTTAAGATGCCTTCGCTTCGTAGATCCACGCGGACTAGGGTACAACCCAAGACTAATAAAAATACGCAAGTTGTGGTAAATAACAACAAGCCCAAGGCTACTAAAAAGACGCAAGTTGCAACAAAAGCGAGAAAACAGGATCAAACTAAAAAAACTAAACCTATCAAAAAAATTGATATTATGAAAAATATTGAAAATAAAAAATTTATGAAATTGGCTTCTTTATATCAAATAATGGAAGACACACAAATTCAAAGAAATATTAAAGGTGGTCGTTACGGGGGTGAACTATTATCTCTTATAAATCAACAACAGGAAGCCATAGAAAAACGTACAATAAAAATAGAACAAAAAAAATTTACTTTTAAAAATGATGATATTAAATTAGATTTTTTAGTATTATTGTGGTTGGATATGTCTCATGATGCAACCGTGGTAAAGGGACTCACGGAACATAAACCACCAAAACCAATATATTATACATTTAGAGAGTTTTTAGACTTAAAAATATCAAATATATTGGTACCAAATACACCTAAAATTAAAATTACAGAATTTATTTCTAAACTAAACGAGACGGGTGCAATCGATTATAATACTAATAATTCTAATATAGTAGATATTACTGCTAAACCAGGATTCGAAGTTAAACTAAAAACGAATTTTGAAAATTTATTCGACTTAAATGATATATTGAAAGCAACTTCTAGTGAATCTATAGGAAAATACTTAAAAAACAAAAATAATCCAATTTATATATCCGTAGACCAAGAATCGGATAAACAATCACCCATATCAACTTTAATAATAAAAAGTAAATATGATATTAAAAGAAGTAATGGTACTAAAAAGAGTTTGTATGGAATTAAGTCTCTCGTAACTTTAGCAAATATAATAGACCCGGGTGCAATAAAGGGTAAAAAGGGAAGCTTGTTAAAAGACGTGAGTCAGCTTTTTGAAAGACCTCCTAGAGTATTTAGTACCTTTGTAGATATAACAAAATTTGATTTAGATGGAAAAATAATAGAAATAATACCAAGTTCAGCTACCTATGGCAAGTATGACCTAAAAATAGGTACTAAAATTGTAGAAGGGGGGAAAACTAAAGCAAAGGCTCAAGAAAAAAACGATAAGCTTCTTAAAATATCTAAATTCTGTGGTGATTTCCTACAAATATTAAGTGTAGCGGCGGCACAAAAAACTATAAATTGTACCGTGGGAACAGGTGATGCTATGATGGCGACTATGTATCTGTTTATACAAAAACATGTATTGGAGGAACCAAACCCACGAATAGTATTTGATACGTCTTACCACTCGGGTAGATCTAATATTATAATATGTGGATTTTCTAAACAGTTTATACCAAATTACGTTAAAAATAAAGCTATATCTCCATCTAACAAGACGGGTGTTACTAGACCGATGCGCGAAACCAACTATAATAAAAACGCTAATAAGTCAGTACCAAAACCATTGAATGCCCAAAACCAGAAGCCGACTGGCTCCGTTAAACAACGCACACCTCAAAATAAGCCACAGGGAGCCAAAAGACAGAGGACGCCAAATGTAAATGTAAATGTACCAGTGGCCAAGAAAATGAAAAAAACCACCCCCGCCCTTAGGGCTGCGCCATCTCGAAACAATACAGCTGAAATGAAGCGCCCCAATTCGAATGTATCTCAGCGTAAGAGACTGAGACCTACTACAGGTAGTGCCGGGTCTTCTTCCGAAAGACGAGTCAGACAAAGAGTATCCCCGGGTAATCGGTCGTCCGCAGCTAAAACGAATAGAAGCCCCAATTCCGTTACCCAGAGTCGTTCAGGTACTGGAAAAGTGGAAAGTATCATTCGGACCAAGAGTCCCGAAAGTGTCACGCGAACCAAGAGTGCTAAATTTGAAAGTGTTACTCGAACTACGAGTGCGAGGCCAGCCACATCAAATAGCGCCAGGTCTAACCAAACGAGAGACTAAATCCTTATCCGCCGTGTAATACGTCTTTCCTTTCATCACAAAACTATGCACTCTCGCATACGCCCACGCCTGTGGAGAAGCGCCCGGTCGGTGCCCGGTTCTCCACGCGGCGAGTCCTCGATCGTACACGGTTCTCAATGTCTTCAATGGTATCTTCGTCGCTTTCGCAATTTCGGGGAGGGATTTCGCGTTCGGGTACTTTTCGCGGAATCGTTTCGTGTACGAAGAGGTGCGGGTTTTCACACCTTTATCAGTTGAAAATTTCGTGTATGTTTTCGTTTTCATTTTTACATATCTCTTTTCTACGTCTCCGAGCGTCTTCAACCCTCTGAAATATTTAAGGGGTGCGTATACTGGACCCTTTGTTTTTCGCAACTCGCGAATCTTCTTAGATATTTCCTGATCAGTGAGGGCCATCTTAATTATTACATATAATTTTAATCTAACCAATCATAATCATCGATACTATCCATCTTAATACGACAACCGTCACATCTCCGACATTTCACATATGTATCTTCCACTGGTGAATATATTTCACATTTATCCCTGCACACATAGCAGTTGTATCTAACTTTAGCGACTTGTTTGCTTTTAAACTTTCGTGGATGTTTCGTCCTAGAATCTGTATGCAAGTCCAGACCTTTCCAAATAAGGAAATTCCCGGTGATGATTTTCGTCATACTTTATCTTCCGAAAAATTTAATGACGTCTTCGATGCTATCAAAAATTCTATTTTCAAAACACACCTTTCCTGACTTTTGAAAATAGACACCTTCCCTCCCCTTGTAAGAAGCCTTGTGAATCATGTCTGATTTACGATGCTCTACATTTTGACTTAGTTAAACAAAAGAGGCTAAAATCGTATAAGATGAGTCTCGAAATAATCATAGGTAACATGTTCTCGGGTAAGACGTCGGAACTCATACGACGTCTGAAGAGATACAAAGTCCTTGGTAAACGCATATCCGTGATAACCTCATCGAAAGACACGCGTTCGGAAAAGGAAGTCATACACAGCCATGATGGTGTCGATTTCGAATGCCTGAAAGTGAGCGAAATCGCGGATACGTTACTGGATGAGAATTTCTGTGAGTCGGATGTCGTCGCCGTGGATGAAGCGCAGTTTTTTGATAACCTGAAAGGTTTCGTACAAATGTGTTTGTTTCTAAAAAAGACAGTCATACTCGCAGGTCTCGATGCCGATTTCAAACAGGAAAAATTCGGTGAAATTTTAGACTGTATACCCGTCGCGGATAGTGTGACCAAGTTATCAGCGTTGTGTATGAGGTGTAATGATGGAACACCCGGGCCGTTTACGAAACGTATCGTAAACACCAAGGAATTAGAGCTCGTGGGTGGGAGTGAATCATATAAAGCCGTATGTAGACAACATCTCATATTTTAGAATCTTTTAACATCAAGTATCAGTACAATTCTTCTATCATCCGTGGTCTTCTTAACCATGTGATATCTCGAATGATCGAATAACAAATCTTCGCCCGGTTTGTGTTCATGCGTCTCGTATTCCGTGTCTAGAGTACTCGTACCCTCGAGTGTGAGGTGGTATCTGAGATATAAGTTGTGTTCCGCTCGGTGAGGTGGTATGGTCATGGGTCCTTCCATCACGGATATCACTCCACCAACGACGCGCGGTATCTTGTCTATGCACCTCTTTATGAGTGGGAAATCCTCGATTTTGTAATAGTAATAGTTCTCATTCTTTTCAAACCATGAATCGTCGTCATGAAAGTAGTACTTTTTAGCGTCCTTCATGCCCGACAATAAAGCGTCTCTTAGTTCTCTGTAGTACAATCGAATGATCCACAAGTCATTGTAATCTTTTGGGTAATAAAATGGTTTATGACACAACATGTCTATGAGTGTATTTCTCATGCCCACGAGTGGTCTGAGAGGTCTACTGAAATACAGGCGGTCTATTGGATTTTTAAAATAATCGAACGCCACCAAGACAACCGAGCCTAAGAGATATTTCATTATTTTCTCCATATATAATAAATGCCAGGTTATAAAGGAAAGGAATACTACGCACCAGAACCAACCGATGAAGTCGACACTCTCGATAAGCGTTTCTTCATGGGTCTCACTAGAACGCAGACCGGTTTGATCGCACCACCAGTGCTTTACTTCACCATGGTTCTCTTCGCCCTCGCCATGGCGCTTCCAGCCGTGTACAAAAAGCGCCCAGCCTTGTTGATACCACTCGCCATTGGTTTGTACATCAATGGTATTCACTTGTACCACCACTACATCCTCTTGAAAAAGTAAATTATTTTAGACGTGTATATTAATAGAATGTTCCTATCAAAGGTGTTCGCAAACTTGATATTTCAGTCACTCGTGACATACGGCTTTGCGAAGGCTACCATAGAAGATCCAAAAATGAGTAAGGCTGTCGCCGAAAATGCGCTCACGTACATGGTCGCGTGGTTCGTCGCGCTTCTCATGTTTGCGTTTACGAAGAACATCATCACGCGATTCATGCTTTTCACAGCTTTGTCCGCCGTCGCGGGTATGTTATTGGGTACGCGAGGTGAGAGAGACGTAAAGGAGGCTTTGCTCGATGCGGTCACCATTTTCATCACCATGTTTGTATTGGGTGCCGTCACGCGCATGCTCGGGTATGATCTCAGGATGCTCGGTTCTATTTTGTTCGTATGTCTCATAGGTTTGATTTTGGTAAGGCTATTCACGGGTAAGAGGTATTCTCAGATCATCGTACCACTGTTTGCTCTCTTCGTCATATACGATACCAACAACATACTGAGACGAAACTACGAAGGTAATTTTGTGGGTGCGTCGTTCGACTACTTCGCCGATATTCTTAATTTGTTCAGTGGTCTCCTCGAAAATGAATGAACACCATACTTTTTTGAAAATGAAAATCGAAAAAAAAATAATTTTTTTTTCACTTTCTTTTAAAAGAAAAAAGTTTCAAAAATAAAAAAAATATTTTTTTAAAAATTTTCAAATGTTAATAATAATGAAAGTTACTCTCAAGAAAAGTCCGATCCGGGACAAGAAGTACAGAGTGACATTTCCAGATGACGACCATGTAGACTTTGGGGGCAAAGGATACACGGACTATACCATACACAAGAACCCAATGCGCATGCGTCTCTATGTGTTACGACACGGTGGTGGAGACACTCGTAAATTCAGTGATCCACAAAGGGTACACGAAAGAATGTCTAAAGTGACTAAGAGCAAACTCGAGGATTGGGAAATCTCGGGTTTGAAGACGGCGGGTTTTTGGTCGAGATGGCTTCTGTGGAGTGAACCAAGTCTACGGGAGGCGATGAAACACATGAAAATGAGATTCGGATTAGACATCACTTAGAGAATTCATCGTAATGATAAAAAATGGTGATAACACCCCTTCGTGTGAGAATAATCACGAGACCACGGTTACCAAAACGTAAACGAATCGTAACGTGTTCCTCTAGACCGGAAATCACACCGGCTAAAGTCATCGAAGCAGTCGCCGGTAAGACTGCGGCATACGGCGTGATACTAGGAACCGCTAACTGGATTGTATCCGGTGCGAACCCGATCGAACAATATCATCGCCCCGAATTTGCGTGTTTGGGTGTGTTGTGTTCCGCCATATCTGCGTATTCGGTAGACAGGTGCGTCGCACAGTCAAAGAGTATCGAGGAATTTGATAAAGTTTCTCATGTTGAAACCGGACGATTGGCCATGATCATATTCACGTCCATGCTGATTGGCTGTAGCATTTAATACACTTAAACGTGAGCTACGTCTATTATGAAAATGGAAAGAGATAGGTTAATTTTCTTCATGAAAGCGCACGCGCGGGGTATGATCGCCAAACACCGCGCCATCGTAGAAATATACCTAACAAAGCCTTCGGGTATCGGTGAACACTCCGATGTAATGGAAGCCATGGAAGCGGAACTCGATTTGATCGCTAAATACAGTGACCGACTCGAAGCTCTCGAAAAGTACATCGTTAACCCGGACACAGAATAAAATATATGTAAATATTAAATTATGGTACTGCCATTTTTGATTCTTCCATTGTTGAATGTTTTGGGTATAAATGTGTTTCCGGGTCAGGATGCGTGGAGTCCAACCGTCCCATTCGACAAGAACAAGCATTACTCCATGTCAGCCCTAAGCATCCTTTGCTGTTGCATAATGATATCAAATGCTTTACGAAAGAAATTCATAGGGTGGTGGGTTCCAGTACCAATGAAGCCGGTGGGTTACGGTTCATTGGCCGTGTGTTTAGGTCTGAGTTTACTCGTTTTAATAGATACAATACACAGAGTCCAATCACTCGGCAAGACGGACGAGTCACAAGAGGGATAG